CTGCCTTGAAAGCATTGACAAGCTCTCTTGCTTCTCTTGACTTCATCCAGCCAGAAGAAAAGTCACGGCCTGCTGCCATTTCGGTAACAAGCTTCACCTGTGTGGTGAGGTAGTTGTGAAAGTCGAGTGTTGCTTCTTCAACCTTGTCATTGATCAGGTTGTTTAGCATGCTCTTAAGTGCTTCGCGGTTTTCCATTACTTTTCCCCACTCGTGTTCTTTTGATTTGTCGATAACAGGACGTACAAGCTTGAGGGCAGCATTCATGTCCTTCTTACTGTCGAAGTGAATGTAGTGAATGCCAAAGTTAGATGAATGCGTGTGCTTGATGCCGGATGCGTCAACGACTTCTTTAGCCTTGTTGAAGTTACCCTTGTCTTCAAACCCAAATGATAGGTCTTCTGTTGACATCACTCGCTCCAGTCTTCCTTTGATTTGTCAATGACTTTAGAAACGATAGAGTGGGCTTCGTCAGCCATCTTCTCGTTCTTGAAGTTAAAGTAGTAGTTGCCCATAGAGAAGTTAAGGTCGACGCTCATTCCTGCTTCGAGGATAGCATCGACCGCTTTGCGCATATTGGATGCGTCAGAAAGAGTGAAGACAAGTCCGATTGGAAGCTTGTCTTCTCTCAGAATGCCAGCGAGTGTCTTAAGACGCGCGCTGTCCATTCTTATTCTGCTTCGTCCTTAGCTGGCTTTTCTTTGCCTTCCTTGCCTTCCTTCGCGCCGTCCTTAAGACCCGCTTGGTAGACCTTCATCAGCATTTCTTCAGCTTCATCGACGTCCTTGCCGTCTTGATCTGGAGAACCGAAGCCAAACTTCTTAGCCATGGCCTTGGCGATCTTCTTGATGATCGCAGGAAGTTCTTCTTCCTCTTCCTCTTCGGCCTTGGCTGCGTCCTTCTCTTCGCCACCATCGTCGTTCATTTCCAGCTCTTCATCTTCGTCCTTCTTTTCGACGATGATTGGGAGACCTGCACGACGACGTACAGCGTTAATGTCTTCCATCTTAACCTTGGCGTGGAGCATTTCCTTCGCCTTTTCCAGCTCAGCCTTGTTCTCAAGCTTTTCGCCGGCGCGGTTCATGAAGAAGTTGAGGGCCTTCATAGCCTTACCAGCATCGCCGTTATGAACCTTCATAAGTTCTCTAACGATAGCGCCGGCCTTCTTGGTGAAGGTACCTTCAGCTGGGTGAGTCTTAGCTTCTACTTCACCTGACCACTTCTTTTCAGTAAGAGTCGATGGAGTAGTAAGACCAGCGAGCTTGCGGAGTTCGTAGTTATCCATTTGACAGTCTCCTTAGTTCTTTGTAATGGTTTCGATGAACTTCAGGATTTCTGCCTTGAAGTACTTCTGAGCTTTTGGGTCTTCAACCAGTGCTTCTGCAAGAGACACGATCTTACGGTCACCTTGTGCTTCACGCACAACGTCTGGGTAGCAGCCTGGGCCCGAAGGCTGCGCAACGATGTCGAGGGTGACGAAAGAGAAGTCTTCAACAACACCTTCGTGGGTTACGTTACCCGTACCACGGGAAGAAACACCAAGCTTGACACCGCCGTCGATGAGCGACTGAACGATAAGGCCTGATGGAGTGTTGAGAATCTTGCACTTGCCGACTGCGTTTGGACCGTCCATCCAAGCTTCGGTGATGATGTGCGAAACGTTCTTGAGGTCGATAGAAAGGTTGTCTGGGTGGTTAAGCTCACCCATTACGTAGGCGCCTTCCTTGCACTTCATCTTGATCTGCTCAACCGCCTTAGCGATTTCAGAACGAGGATAAACGCGCTGGTTGAGGTTCTTCTGTTCTGCTGCCATCATTCGGCCGGCGAGATACAGATTCTTTTGAGCGTCTCGGGACTCAACAAGCTGTGCTTCGCTTGGAGTAAAATGCTCGATGAGAATTTCTTGCTTCATAGGGGCTCCTTTGACCGGCCGTGCAGAACACAGCATATCAACCTGTTAGGTATTGCAGGGTATTTATAGGAGCCCAGGAGAAGCGCTGATGGAAACTTCCGTTATCAAGTTGCCGGCGCCTCTTCCTCACCGCCAGCTTCTTCAGGAGGTGCTTCTTCACCACCTTCAGCTGGCTCTTCTTCAGTCTCGACCTTGATCTTCTCTCTATTCTCATAGACAACTGGGTCGTAGATTTGCTGGATTTCATCAACCGTCAGAGCTTCGGTGATGTTACGCTCTTGCTTCAGCAGAGCCTCGTTCATTTGGATTTCATCCTTGGTCAGGCCAAGGAAGCGTTCAAGCATGAAGCGCTTGGACAGATATCCAGTCTCTTCGATAGACTTGAACGATGTAATGAGGTCAGTGTCAAGAGCAGCCTGACGATACATCGCAAAGTTCTGTGGCTCAACAAGCGTAAGCTTGAAGAGTTCAGGGTCAACGTTAATGCCCGTAACTTGAAGGTACGTCTTAAACTCTTCGTCGAAGATTTCTTCAATACACGCCTGAAGACGCATGACAAAGTTGGCGAAGATGCGCTCTTCCATGTAGGCGACCCCAACCTTACCGTCGGCGTACATTGCGCCTGGAGTTGCAGAGTCTTGGCCCTTCATGTAGGATGAAGGAACGCGCAGAGCACGGAAGACCTTGTTCAGGAAGTAGTCAAGCTCAGGAATATCCCACGTTGCACCACCTGGAAGAGTTTCAACTCTTGAACCACGACCACCAGCAGTCACAGGGAAGAAGTAATCTTCCTGAATGCTTTCTGGATTGTATTGGCTATCCGTCTGATCCGCATTGGCAGTATTAGGCATGCGCTTCTGACGGATGTCATTGCGGATTTGCTCAAGGTACTGCTTAACGCGCTGAGGTGGGGTGTTACCAACGTCGATGTAGAACACGCGACGCTCAGGAGCGCGAACGATTCGGTAGATGATCGCCGAATCTTCAAGCATGGTCAGCTTCTGGTAGTCCTTGAAGGCTGACTGAAGGATAGAAAGACCGAATGGTGCGGTATCGCCCATGTCATCTGACATGGTGAAGTGGATCATAGCAGCAGCTGGAGTAATCTCGATGCTGTCAGGCGTAACAGACTGCTGCTGACCCATTGGTTTCACGCTGTTTTGGAAGCTCGATGGGCGAATGTGGTAGTTAATCTTCTCGCCTTCGGCGTTAATCTCGATACCTACCACGCGGGTAGGATCGATGTACTCCCACTTCTTCGTGTCTGAGGTCTTACGGAAGAAGCAGTCACCGTACTTTACCATGCAGCGAGCAACGTTAAAGACGCGCTTGTTGAGGTTGTGGAATTTTGACCAGTGACGGAGCGCTGCACGGACGGTCGTAGACACCGTGTCAGGGATGATCTGGTTTTCTTCGGTCTGGTAGTCAATGATGAATGGCAGACCAGTGCGCTTGTCTGGCGCAGACATTTCTTCGGCAATGATGTCAAGTGCGCGGGTGATGTCACCAACATCCATCGCATCGTACTGCTTGTAGCGCTGCATGCGTGCAGTTGCGCCCTTAAGCAGATTGGAGAACCAGGCAACAGTCGCAAACGACGCGTAGCCTGAAGTGTTCAGGTTCATGCCATCGTCCATATTCACAGTAGGCTGTGAATACGTCGTCTTACGTGATGCAGGCGTTACGATACGCCAGTAGTTTACCCAATTTGACATTTATTATCCATCGATCCTTTTATCGGGCCTGTCGACCCGTAATGTAGGCGTTCGCTGTTGGGATTGGACGAGGTCCGATTGGTCTCATTCCATTCAACGCGTTAATCGCTTGAGGGTTTCCATTGTCCGCCATGGTCTGAAGAAGCTTGACTGCTTGGACCATACTGTCCGCAATCTGTGCGAGGTAGGTATTTCCTGCCTCGTCTTCGACCATGGTGACTTCTGGAGTAATCTCTTCTGTTCCAGGGGCACCAGTTCCTGCAGTATTTACCTCTGCCGGAGTAGGACCTGCACCAGGCTGAGCCACCTTGGCCAGACCGATGGCGCCTGGGTGTGCCATGACAACCTTCTTACCATGAGCAAGAGGATTACCAGCAACAGCCTGCTCGACTTGTGCCATTGGCATGCCTGCGGCTTTCGCGGCAGCCATTCCCTGTGTGAGCGCGGGGTTCTGAGCAGGCTTAGGTGGAACAGGACGGGCCTGTTGAACTGGTGGCTTCTTAGCACCGAACATTCCGCCGATACCTTCACCCGCCATGCCACCGAGCCAGCTACCGCCAAAGTAACCAGCCGCACCGCCTATCAGACCACCAGCAACGGTACCAATGCCGGGAAGAACCAAGGTACCAAGAGCTGCACCACCTTCTGCACCAGCAATACCAGCAGCAAGCCCAGCACCGGCACCGCCAACTGCCTTACCCTTCTGCTTGTTAGCCTGTTGCTCCGTAATCTGCCCAGCTTTTTTCTGCTTGTCAGCGTTCATCCATCCGGTAACGCCTTCATAGAGAGAAGCTGCAACGGCTACTGGAATGGCTGCCTTCGATGCGACCTTAGTTGCAAGACCCGCACCCTCAGCGATTATTCCACCGGCCTTGCCAGCACCGCCCAGCACCTTACCGAGAACTCCGCCCTCCTTAGCAGCTCCACCAAAGAGCTTGCCAAGAACGCCGGCTTCTTTACCTGCAACCTCTGCACCTTCTGCAACCGCCGCTCCGCCCTTGCCCTTTTTCAGGAAGTCTGCAATAGACCCAAGGACTCCGCCCTTTCCGCCACCGATAAGTCCAAGTGAGCCAGCGGTCATTAGCGCTTGAACAGCAAGACCGATAAGAGCAGCAGTTGAACCAAAGATTGCCTTGGTGAAGTTGTTGTTCAGCGCGGCGTTAATGCTGTTGATCGTGTTACCAATCGCAGCAACGCTCTCCTTAGGAGCTCCCTTTTCGCCAGCAGCTCTTGCCTGTGCTGGTGTTTCAGCCGTGCCTGCACGCTTCGCGATCGCCAGCTGACCGGCTTCTTCAATGGTCTTTCCTGTTGCGCCGCCTGGAGTCAGCTGCTCAAGCAGCACATCAGCCGTCATGCCTTGGGCTTGACCCTGTCCGTATGCGTTAACGCGATAGGCTTCTTTCTTTTGATAGAGCTCAGAAGAAAGCTGTGCAAACTCTCCCTGCTCGGCAGCTGTCTTGACGCCCTTCTGCTGAAGCTGGAAGAAGCGCTGGGCTTGCTGAGGCGACATGCCTACTTGCTGCGCAAGCATCATGCCCTTGGCACCTTCGCGCATTCTTGCAACAACAGCTTCGCGCTGTTGCGCTTGCTGGGTTCTAAGAAGCTCTTGTGCTTGTTCTGTAGACAGACCTAGCTGGACGTAGTTGTCACGCTGAGCGATCAGCTCCTTAGCGTAGGCTTGGGCTCTCTGCTGGTCCATGCCGATCAGAGTTCCAGCAACCTCTTGGGAGCTGAGGAGGCTTGCGTTCAGCTTCATGTATTCAGCGGCTGTGATGTCCACGATGCCAGAGATATTCTTAAAGCTGTCCATCGACTGATCGATGAAGTGGTTCATGTCTTGGGCGTTACGAACGTTAACGCCAGATGCCACAGCTGCTTCAGTTGCTGGTGCAAGAATCTCTGACGCTTGAGCCATCGTGTAGCCAAACTTTTGGAAGGTGTTCTTCATCTGGCTCGTGTAGCCAGCGAAGCTGTCACCATAGAGCGACATGGCTCTCTTGTTGGCTTGCATGAACTTTACGGTGTCATCGAATGACATGCCCATCTTGACGCTTGCGGTCGTGACGTCAATGAACGACGCAGGAACGTTCGAGATGTTGAAGTCCATGATCTGCTTGTAGAGACCACCGATTGCTTCCTTGGCCTTTTCAAGGTTCTCAGCGATCGTTGCATCCTTAGCAAGGTGCTCACCAAGATGAGTCGCTGCAGCTGAAAGGCTCTTGAATGCTGGGGTCATAGCCTCGAGCTTCTTCCACCAGCTACCAAGAACGGTAGAACTCTTGAAGGCTTCCAGATTCAGGGTCTGCATCGCGGCCTTGTTGGCAAGCGAGACCTTTTCCAGATTCTGCGCTAGCTTTTCCAGCTCCGCAGGATTAGAGTTGAGCGCTTCGAATGCCTCAGGGTTAATCTCGCCATGTTCATTGGTCAGCTTCTGCTTTAGGCCCAGGTCAATACCTTGGGTTTCTAGCTTCGCTGCCAGCGCGATCATGCCAGCCTTAAGCTGCTTTCCAGAACCACCTTGGAAGATATCAGCAAGTGATCCACCTGAAGCAGCAAGAATCTGAGAGAAGCTGCTAAAGCCGAGCTTGCTAAGGTCTTCACGGATAGTTGTTTCTACCTCACCCATTGCAAGACGAAGTTGAGCAAAGTCTTGAGGAGACAAGCCATCGCGAATGGTGTCAGAGCTCTTGTCGAGAACTCCAGCTGCTCTTAGAAGACCCTTGTTGAGAGGCTTGGAAGCTTCAGTCATATTCTCGATCATCGAGTAATACTCGGCAGATCCAGAAGTAATCTTGTTGTGACTGTTGATGAGTGATGCGCCGAAGATGGACGACGATCTAATCGCCTTAGCCATCTCATCTGTTAGGTCCTTGGTGACCTTTGAGTAGTTGTTGAGATAACGGCGCTGATCAACGATGTCCTTACCAGCAAGCTGATCGAGTTCATCAGCAACGCGGTGAAAGGTTCCAGTAGAACGAAGTAGAGCAGCATTGGCCTTGTCAATAAGCTCAATATACTTTTCATTCTCTAGAGGAACCTTAGACTGAACGCTTGCGACATACTTGGATGTTCTAGCAAGCTTCTTAATAACGTCTGTTAGGTCTTCGACCTCTTCACCGAGATCATCTATCTTCTTCGCAGCGTCACGTGACTTGGCAGCAAGCGTGTCATCGGTATTGACAGTTGTGCTGGTGTTGAAGCTTTTCGTGCTGCTACCGAGGGCCTGCTTAAAGGCTTTAGATAGAGC